CCCTACCGGATTTGTCGTTCATGCGACCCACATATTGGCGCACGCCGTTTCCCGGCGCACTGACGGGCGTGGTGCCTGCGCTGTCGGTGAACAGCGTGCTGTAGTCGCTGGGGTCGTACCACGCTCCGTTTTCACCCGCGCTAAAAAGCGATGCGGGCGAAAAGCCTCCCGACAAAGTCTGCCAAGACGGTAAACCGAAGCCAAAACCGAAGGACATGTAGAACCCGCCTTATGCGTGCTTTACAAACTTGCCGTGTAAAAGCGAACGCGCTTCCTCAGCAACAAGCTCAGCTAATTCTAGGTCGTCAAAATAACGGTCTACTGAACGCGTTTGGTTTCGTACAGTAACACGCCATTTTTTAAGACGTTTATACCATCCAACATTTTTGATTCCAGAAGTATTATGTGACGGCTTTTTGGCGTGCATAGCGTTTTCTGCTATGTTTGCTTGTCGCAAATTGCTCCAGGCATTATTAGTGCCGTTACTATCAATATGATCCACAACACACTTTGGAAACTGGCCGGTCATGTACAAAACGGCAAGCTGATGTGCGTAATACTTTCGTCCTAACACCGAAATCACAACGTAATCTAAACCGGCCCATCTGTTAGCGACAGTGCCCGCCACAGAACCCTTTTTTGCAGTGGCTGTCCTGTCTGCAATCCAGGCAAACAAACCCGTATGCGGATCATATGAAAGCAACTCTTTAAGGCGTTCTTGCGTAAGCATGATGAAGCCAGCGGAGCGGGTCAAAAGATCCTGACGATGTTCGTCGCGGTCGTGGTGCTTGCGTAAACGCGGATGACTTGCAGGGGCAGGATAGCCCCCGGCTGCAAGCTGCTGAACGTCACATCGGTCCCTTGTGCCGTCATCACACGAACCGTGCCGCCGCTACCAGCGTAGATGACCGAGGGAGGGAAAGTTGTCGTGTCACTGGTCGTGACAGCAGCCGCATCCCCGGGGAACATCGGGAACGTAGGCGACGGATTGGTCTTGGACATAGGCCCTCCAAGGGCTCCACCCGCTTAGGGGGTGGAGCAGATTACGGACTGGCGTAGCCGGATCAGTTCTGGGAGGCGGTCGGGTTCTGAGCGCCCGTGCTGTCACGCTGGACATACACGATGGTCGCAATGAACCGCCCAGCCGTCAGCGTGGCCGTGCCCGTGGTGTTGTTCAGCCACACAGTGGTGTCAGCCGTCGTGGAGGTCTGCCAAGCCAGCAGGTTCGCAGCCGTAGGCGTGCCTTGGAACCGGCCACCAGCCGTGGAAGCACCGGGGGACAGAAGCTGCGTGCCGCCAGAGGCCGTGCCGAACGTGACCGTGGTCGTGCCCGCCGTCGAAGCAACAACTTGGTCAAGGATGATGTTGACGATCTGCGAACCAGCCGGGAGGATGGCAATCGCGGTGTTCGTGGTGCCCACGCCAGTGCCCGTCAGATCCCCGGAATCATAGGACTGCGTCAGGACGACAAGGCCGGTATTGCGGCCCGGGTTGTAGCGTTGGGTGCCCGAGCGGAGCGGACCAGAGAAAGTCGAGAAGCCCATGATTTTTCCTCAATCTGCACCCGCCGTCCTTGAGGGAGGTCTGCCGAGTCAGTCGGCGGGCTGTGATGGTTCTCGGTCTAGGCGAAGCCTAGCACACCGGGGTTGCGGGGTCAAGCGCCTTTCAGCCAAGCCAAGTACAGATCTTCAGACGGGAGCTTGTTGGACTTCGTCAAGTTGTCTTCGCGTGTGATAACCCGAAGATTCCAAGGTACGTGCAGCCCACAAACGTACTCGTGTTGTAATGGAATGATGTGGTCTACAACGTATGCTTGCCCCGTTGTTTTAGACATAGTTATAGCTATCTGATACAGGTGCCGTATGGCAAGCATGTCTGACCGCTTGAGCCATTTTGGTGTAGCTAAACGATGCTTGCGCCTACGAGCTTTTGTAAGCGCTCTGATATAAACCACATTCTCGGATGCCCATTTTTCTCTATACCGCTGCTTAGCCTCTGTTGGTCGCGCCATTGCCCTAGCTTTTACAGCGTCTTTATTTGCTTCGTAGTACCGCTGCTTTGCAGCCTGTCCCGCTTTTGATTTGTTGTACTCTATAAAATACGCAGTACGTTTTTCTTTCCCAGCTTCCCATTCCGCTTTCAAACACTCCAAACATGCACCCTTGGTCTTTCTTGGGGCTACGTGCCCATGCTTGCATGGCTCTCCGGTGAAGTAGTACTTTGCCCCAGCGGCCATTGCCTCGGCTCGGGTCTTTGGAAGGGTAGAAGTGTCCAATTCGCTGCTCCTGTGTTACGACACAGGTAACAGTGTACGTTTAAGCCAAGAAAGAAAAAAGGCCCCCGAAGGAGCCTTTTTGTAAGGGTAAACCCTGGCTTTTGGTCAAGCCCCCGGCGATCCCCAGGCCCCGAGCGGATCCGACACCCCGAACGAGTATCTGGCCCTCGCTTTGAAGCGAGAGTTGCCCGTATCAAAATCTTGGTCCATTGAAGTGGACAAGGGGACACGTTCAAAGTTCTTCAGACCGTTCGGAACGTCCGTCGTCAGGAACCACGCATTGGTGTCCGTCAACCAGTGGTTGATGGTGTAGCCTTCCGGCACCGACCCGTTGTTCTTCAGGGCGTTGATGTCGTTGTCGGTGGTGCCAACACGGAGGTTGGTCTCCAACAGACGCGTAGCAACGAACTGGAGCGCCGGGGGCACGATCAGCTTGCGGGGCTTGGCAGCGATGAGCAGACCACGCTCGTCCGTCCAACCAGCGATCTGGATCACAGCCGCTTCGAGGGACGTTTCGTTCAGGTCTGCACCCGTCGAGGGACGGTTGCTGTTGGTACCACCAGACACCAGCGGGTGCGCGGTGCTGAACAGGGCCTGCCCGTCGCCGTAGGTCACGGCGGCATTGAAGCCGTTGTTCAGGATGGCGGCAGCCTTGACCTGCTTGGTGTAGGCCATTGCCCGGGCGAGGGCCTTGGTGTACCGCGCCGACAGACTATCGTACAGGTTGTCTTCCATCGCCTCTTCGGTGATGGAGAAGCCCATAGCGATGGTCTCGTGGTTGTAACGAGCGGTCCAGGCTTCCTGCGCGTTGTCGTAGGAGATGGCTTGGCCTTCGTTCTTCACCGGAGCGGCGCTGAAGCCGGAGAGCTTGGTCTCCTCTTCAAACGAGCGGTCGGAGGTCTCCGTTTCGTAGATCTCCTTGTGCTCTTCGCCGTAGCGCTTGTACTCCAGACCGAACAGAGCGTTCAGACCGGGGAGAAGCTCCTTGAGGAGCTGTGCACGAGAAATTGCCATGATTCAGACTCCTCAGATCGCCACAGCGACTTGGTAGGCGTGGTAGCCGAAGTTCCACTTCAGCAGCACTTCCGGGTAGCCGACGAAGGTCAGCGTCACGGTGCCCGATGCGGTGGCGTTGGCCGAAAGGGTGACCGAGGTGCCCGAGACCGCCTGCACCACCGTGCCTGCCGCGATGCCGGTGCCCGTCACGAGCATGCCCGTGCGAACATCAGCGTTGGCAGCAGCCAGGGTGACCGCCGTGCTGGCGTTGGTCGTGGTGCCCGTGGACTGCGTCGTCAGCTTGGTGTCTTCCACCAGTTGAACGATACGGAACGGGGTCGTGGTCAGCAGGCGAGCGTTGCCCGAGCTTCCCATCACGCCGACGTTGGAGTTGCCCGCCGTGTTGGCGTTCACACCCGTGTTGGCGGTGTTGGTCGCCATCGTGGACACGTTCGTGCCCAGCGACAGAGCGCTAACCGCGCCGGCAGTGATGGTCGAGCCGCTGCTGTAGCTGATGACCGCTGCCTTCATGATGACGTCGGGGTCATCGCAGACGTAGGCCACAGCGTCCGGGGCAACGGTGCCGTTGGCCCAGTACTGAGAGCGGATCTTGCCGTAGATCGGGCCACCAGCAGGGCTGTACTCACAGCCCAGGAAGATGCCGAGCGTGCCGCCCGTCTCCGCCGCAGCCGTGTTGTACGCCAGACCAGAGGTGATCAGCGTGCCGGTGTTGGTGAACTTCACCGGGTCACCGAAGAAAAGACCGCCGCCAGACACACCAGTGGTGTAGCCAGAGACAATCGGGATCATCCGCGTCGAACCGGCGAACGGTTGCCCGCCGATCAGGTTCTGCGGAATCAGGCCGTAAGGCCGATCAACAGAGGGGTAGGACATGTGTCACTCCTAAATCATTGACCGCGTCCGAACGACACTTCGGAACGACGCTGTTTGAACAGCGGCATCCGGGGATCGTTCTCGCGCATGAAGGTGTTGTCCACAGACTCCATCTGCCCCGTCGCCTGACCGGTGTAGAAGGCATTCCGTTGATCAACGAGTTCTTTGGGGGTTCGGCAAAGAACCAGACCGCCGATCTCCAACGTACCGGGGATGCGCGACTTTTCGTCGCACAGGTGCTGGAGTTCAGGATGGTCCGAGACCTTGACAGGCTCCCAGCCTTCGCGGAATTTGGAGGAGATGTTCCTCGGGTCGGCGGAGCCCAAGGTGCTGACGCGAATCCAACGGTACACGTACCCAGGCGCAGGCGTCGGGTCCGGTAGCAGTTCAGCGGGCTTCCATGTCTGGAGCCGCTCTGTCTTGGCGCGAGATTCCGCTTCGCGGGGGGTTCGTTGGTCAGCCATTGTCTTTCCTCATCTGGTCCGCTACGGCCCGGGCGTACTGCTCAGCAGTGAGCCCGAGACGCTTTGCAAGATTGACCTGGGTCTGCGTCAGCACGATCTTCTTGGGCGCTGTGCTGCGCGTTGCAGGAGCTACGACGCTTGCAGTCTTGGCAGGCTTCGCGGAGGGGAACGCTTCCGGAAAAACCTTGCGCACTTCTGCGTTGATACGCGCGTAGTAGTCGTCGCTGGCGGTATCTACCCCGCTTTCGACCAACTCCTGATGCACTGCGAGTGCAAAACCGGTCATCCGCTTGTTCGACCCAAACCACGGATTGGCTTCTTGCCACGCACGGGCTTTGGGTTCGACCTGCGGCGTTGGTGGCGTTTGTACCGCATTTTGTTGCGGTTGTACAGGGGCTGCAGGCGGTTTGAAAGAATTCAGCCGCTCGCTCTTGTTGACTGCCTTGGCCAGTTCCTCCTGCGCAGCAACAATGCCGTCGGTATCGAACGCCTCGTGCGCCTCCTTGAGCTTCTGCTTGGCGGCGGTCACTTCGGCAGATGCCGTTTGCTTGGCCTGCTCCAACAGCGCTTGCTGCCCTTGGCCAAGGGTGCCCTGCAGCTTCTTGTTCTCCTCCATGAGATTCTGGGCGAGCCGCAGGGCCTCTTCGCGCTCCCGCAGTGCCGACTCTTTGGCCCTGCGCTCTTCGTGGTAGCCCTTGGAGAAGTGCTGGATGCGCTGCTTGACGCCCTCGCTGTACTTGGCCAGCTCGTCGTCGGTGACCTCTGCCGGGGGCTCCTTCATCGGAGCGCGGCCACGGTCGGCCTCGGGAGTGTCGTCCACCACCTCGACCTCGGTGTCGTTGTCCTCGATCTCAAAATCGACCTTCTCTTCCTTGGTGTTCACCTGGACTTCGTCCGGGAACTTGAACTCTTCCTTGTCCATGTTCAGGCCCTCTGTACGCCACGCGGGTCTTGAATGACAGCCTCAACGCTGTCGTCGTTGATGATCCGGAACTCCCGCCCGTGAATCTTCAGCCGCGTGCCGCTGTTGGGGCGGACGAGAATGAAATCGCCCACCTTGCAGGATGGGCCGGAGGGGAAGCGGATCGGATCCTTGTAGCAGTCCGGACCCATCTTCACGACGAACAGCACGGGCGACAGCACTTCTTCAAAGTGCATCGTTTGTCCCGCTTTCAGCAGGCCGCTTTCGTACGACTGTTCAGCCTCCGGGAGCATGCACAAGAGGTGGTACGTCACCGGATCAGGCACTTGGCGTGCCTTCTCCTCAGCGGTTTCAGGCAGGACGGTCTCGTTTTGACCGTCCGATAGGACAAGTTCAGACATCTTCGGAAAACTCCAAGTTTCGCACGAGGTCGGTGATGATTGCATGTGCGTATGAAAGACCTCGGATTTCTCCGCACATGTTTTGATATTCGGCAAAGTCTTTTGCCGAACCTCCCGCAAGAGCCTGCGCAATAACATCACGCCGCTCTGACAGTTCTTTCAAGACTACGTCAAACGCAGTAGTCGCCATACATTACTCCTTGGGTGCCGACGGGCGACGCGGCTGCTGTGCTGCCCGTTGCGCTTGCTGCGCCGCCTTCAGCATGCCTGCCTGGGCCTGCTGACGCATCTTCTGCTGGTGCATCTGCTCCTTGTGCGTCAGCTCCTGCTGCGCTCGTGCGGCCTGCAACTGCGGGGACTCGCCCTGGTTCTTCTGCGCTTCGAGCGCGAGGCGGGCTTGCTCAAGCTGGAGCTTGCCCTGCGCGATCTGGAAGTCCCGCTGGCTGTCGGCGTCCTTGCGGTTGCTGTCGCGCTCCTTCAACTGCAGCTCCATCTGCTGCATCTGGAGCACCGGGTCCATGGCCTGCTGTTGAGCCTGCTGCTGTGCCGCCATCGCTTGGTTCTGCACCATGGTGCGCTGGGCGGCAGCGGCGATGAGGGGCGCGATGGCCTTCTCGTCCTCGGGGGCCACCGGGGTGTCGCCTGCCTCGTCGAGCGGGGGCAGGGGCACGCCAAGCTGCATCTCGATCTGTGCCCGGTACGCGAACGCGGTGTGCTCTGCGATGTGCGCCATGAGCGAGGCCATCATCTGCTGCGCCATCGGGTTCTGGCCCAGGACGGCGGCAATCTTCGGGTCCTGCATGAACGCTTGGTGCGTGGCGATGTGTGCCTCGTGGTCCTGATACGCGAAGGCCTTCAGGGGGCGCATGCGCAGGACGTCCATGTTCTCCGTGACGGGATCACGGGGCTTCTGGTCCTCGGGCGTGGCCACGAGCCGCTCGGCGTTCTTGATCCCCAGCACCTCCAGCATCTGCCGGTGGAGGTAGGGCAGGTCGTAGATCTGCGGGGCGCCTTGCGCGAGCTGCAGCGCCGCTTGGTACTGCATGATCCGCTGCGCCATCGTGGCCGCGTTCGGATCGCTTACGGGGATGACCTCAACGACGTCGTAGTCCGCCTGCTTGACCCGCCGGTTGCCGCCCTCGGGCGTGTACGGGTAGTCGGCTGGCAGGTAGTCCTTGATGATGCGCTTGAGGAGCTTGAACTCGCGCTTCAGGCTGTCGTGGACCCGCGCCTGGACGGCTGACATTGTCTTGAGTTGGCGCTCTAAGATGGCAAGGGTCGTGCCCACGGGCGCCTGGGCAGACATGTCGCTGACCTTCAGATCTGCGATGGCTGCGAGCCTGCGGCCCTCCTCCGTGATGCGCTCCAGCAGCGCGGCCAGCACCTGCGACGGCTCCTTGTAGGGCAGCGGCATGATGTTGTCGCGCATGGCTCCGGCAGGGATGTCGATGTCGCGCCATTCGCCCGGGGCGATGGGCGTGTCGTCTCCCTTGATCCGCATGCCTCGGCTCTTCAGGCCCCCGGGCAGGTTGCTCAGCGTGCCCGCGTCCACCAGTTGCCGGATGATGCTCGTGCCTGCCCGCGCGTAGCCGCCGACGAGGTGGATGAACCCGAGGCCGTAGGCCCCGAACCCGGGGACGTACGTGTACTGCACGAAGTGCTGGCGCTTCATGCGCAGTGCGTCGTCCTCTTCCCAGTTGCGCCGGATGGCCAGGACGTTGTTCGTACCGCGCTCGATGGTCACCACGTACGGCAGGGCCACGCCGTCCTCGTCCTCGTCCCCGGGCATCTCCCAGTCGATGTGGACCTCAAGGATCTGATACCGGTCGTCCTCCGTGAGGGAGAACCCCTGGTCCTCGGCCTTCTTCTTCTCGATGTCGGAGTGGAAGCGCACCGGTTCGCCCAAGTCGATGTCGCGGTAGAACCCCGCGACCTGCAAGCGCTTGAGGTCGTTCTTGGTCTTGCGCATGACGTGCGTCACGCGCTCAGCGGTGTACACGTTGGCCGCGCCGTAGGGAATGATCAGGTCTTCCGCAGGCACGTAGGGCGCGTCTGGCAGCTCCGTGGCGGGGTTCGGATACACCTTCTTGAACGCAGCGCCGATCAGGCCCAGGCTGAACAGCAGGCGCTCGTGCTCCGGGCGGTAGTCGATCATGCGCTCGGTCAGGGTGTAGTTCATGTCCTCCCTGACGCGCTCTGCGGCCTCCTCCTTGGGCTTGGTGATCTCGCCCACGATCTTGGTCTTCACCGGCCCCTGGGCCGGGAACGTCTCGGTGATCATCTCGGACTGGAACCTGACAGCGGCCTCGGTCAGGAGGGGGCTGTACACGCCGCAGGCGCCCGACCAGGGCTCCGTGCGCTCCTCGTACTTCATCCCCAAGACCTCCAGCCCCTTGACGTACATCTCGACCCAGTCCTTGCGGCTGGTGATGTCCGCGTCCACCAGGGCCACGATGTCGCTGGCCAGCGTCTGCAGAGCGCCCTCGTCCATGGACTCCGCAAGGTTGTCACCGAACTCCTGCGGGCCTTCGCTCCCGGGCTCCAGGGTGATCTCCAGACCGTCTACGCCGACCGTGACGCTGTCGGGGTTCTCGATCTCAATCTCGATGCCGCCCATTTCTTGGACGTCAGCTTCCAGCCCCACAGGGGCGGCATACAGCGCCTTGTCGATATTCGTTGCCATGATGTGTCCTTAGTAATACGCCGCCCTGCGGCTGCTGCGGAACTCGCGCGGCTCTTCAGGCTCGTCTGATGGCAGGCGGATGAAGCCGCCCTGGCGCACGCGCATGAGCGCCTGCGTGCAAGTATCGACGTAGTCGTCGTGTTCACCAGCGGGGAAAGCTGCGACCTCCTCGATGACCTCGCGTGCCCAGCGTGTGTCTGGCGCCCACACGCGCCCGGATGCGAACATGTCCGAGACCGCGTTCAACCGCACGACCTTGTCGTTAGACTGGTTGGCCTTGCCACGTGAGGGGCTGAACTCGCTGAGCGGTATGCCCAACGCACGCAGCTCCTGAATGAGCGGTGCGCCAGCGGCCTTCTTCTCGATCAGACACGCGTCAGGCTCCCACTCACTGTAGTACTCAATCGCGCGTTTCTTCAGGTCAGGGAACGCCCAGCGCCCCTTGATGGCGTCGAGCAGGATGATGTGCGCGTTGTCGTTGTCCTCCTCGTTGAACCACACACCCCACGTTGTGCAGGCGCTGTAGTCAGCGGAGGTCTTCGTCTCGTGCGCAGTGTCCCACGACTGGATGATGTACTCGCACTTCGGCGGCTTCTCAGGCTCCCAGATACGCCAGGACTCGCGCTTGATGACCGCCGCGACCTCAGAGGTGGGGTTCTGTATGTACTGCGCCTGCCAGAAGCGCGGGTCCATGCCCGCACGTTTGGCTTGCAACTCGGCAAGCGGCCACTGCTCAGGCCACAAACTCTTCTCTTCAGGCGTGTGCTCGTTGAGGATGGCAGGAAGCTCGACGATCTCCCACTTGTCGGCATCAGGATTCTTGATCTGATGCTTGATGAGCATGCCTGTCAGGTCAATCTCGCTCCACCTCGTCATGATGACGATGATCGCACCCCCTGGCATCAAGCGCTGGAGTGGACCGGTCTGGAACCAGTTCCACGCCGCATCAAAAGGCGTGCGTGTGCCCGCCTTGATGTCCTGCTCCGAGTGCGGATCGTCAATGACGAACAAGTCCGCGCCCCGGCCTGCGATGCTGCCACCTACACCGACCGCGTAGTACTGCCCATCCTCGGTCGTAGACCACTTTCCTGCCGCTTTTTGGTCCTCAGAAACCGCCGTTTTGGGAAAAATGGGCGTGTAGACGTCTGTTGCGATGAGATTTTTGATCCGACGCCCGTAGTCCTCTGAAAGAGACGCAGTATGCGTCCCCATGATGACCTTTTTGTGCGGAAATTTGCCCAAAAAGTAGGCGGGAAACAGGTACGACGAGAACTCCGACTTGCCCATACGGGGCGCGATGTTAATAATTACGCGATGTTTGCGCCCATTGACGATGTCGTCGAAGATTTTGCTCAGTACGCGGTGGTGAGCGCCTTCTTTGAACCCCGGATAGACGCTATGCGCGAAGCCAACCACTGAATTTTGTGCGGCTTGCAGGCGACTGCGCCTTTCCTTCTCTTCAAGAAGGTCAAAAAGCTCCATTTTTTCCTTGACGGAAAGCGTAGGAAGCGCGGCCTGGAGGGCTTTTGCTTCTGCGGGGGTCAAGAAATCGGGCAGCTTCATGCTTGCGGCAACAAAACTGCGTCTGAGACGGGCTGCGCGTCAACAACACCCATGAAGCGTGACAGCTTCTCCTTGATCTTGTCATCAAGTTCGGTGTCGGTGACGTTTGTTTTCTTGACCTCGACCCTGTCGGTAAAGAGCGCCACTTCAGTTACGCGTCCCAGTAGCTCCAATGCGCGCAGACGTATGCGTGCGTCAGGGTGCTTGGTCTCTTCGACGATCTTGGCGACCGCGTAGCCACGGATCTCCTTGGCCTGCTCGACGAACTCCCAGTCGTAGGCGGTCAGCATCCCTGTCAGGTGCTGCACCGCAGCCGGGGTCTTCAGCGCCAGCAGGCGCTCCTTCTGGGCCTTCTCTGGCGTATCGGGCGCAACGACTGCAGCGAACGCACTCTGAGCCATTGCCGCAGCGTTCTGGGCCTCGGTAGAGGCTGCCGTGGGCGCCCCCAGGCTGGCCAGCCAGTCGGCGGTGCCGTGCTGCGCGTTGATGACTTGAACAGGCGTGGCTTTGTCCACGTCCAACACGGCACTGGGCGTGTGGGGCACTACCTCAGGTTCGAAGTCCAGTAGGTGTTCAAGCATGTTTGTGCGCAAGGCGCAGAGAAACGGCGCCTGATGAGCGCGAAGTGTATACTTAGGTGGCTTGCTGCTGCAAGCATGCTTGTCTCCTTTCGCCGGGATGTCCCGGCTTGACCCGGGCCGGTGCCCGGGTTTTTTTATTTGTGTATGTAAAAGATTTGACAAAATACTTTTGTATTTTGCAATTTTTATTTTGTGTAACGTGTATGTAAAAGATTTGACACGTGTAGCTGCGTTTTGTAAAAATAATTTGTGGTTGTTAAAGATTTGACACGTGTAGCTGCGTTTTGTAAAAATAATTTGTG